GTTAATCCGTACAGCCAACCAGACGATATGATCGTTGCTAGTTATATAGGAAGACCAGATACGCAGGATGAATACAACAATACCCTATTTTTGTTGTCAAAGTATTATAATGCTCGTATAGGATTTGAGAATGACCGAGGTGAAATTATTCCCTTTGCCAAACGTCATAAATTAATGCAGCAACTATTACCAGAGGTGGAAATCTTTGATAAGACAGATAACGTTCGGATACGTAAGCTAGGCCGCAGTTACGGCATGAGCATGGGTAGTAAAGAGCGCAAAGGGCAAGCAGAAATATACTTACGGGACTGGCTAAAAACCCCTAGAGGTCGTGGCGAGTCGGGAGAAATCAAGCTAAATCTACACCAAATATACGATATTGCGTTAATAGATGAGCTAGTAAAGTACAACCGCCGGGGCAACTTTGACCGGGTGTCAGCACTTATGGTAGGCATGTTCCACTTAAAGGACTTGCATTCTAGAGAAGTTAAGGTAGTAGAGCAAGCATCTAATAACACATTCTTCGACCGAGCCTTCTTTTCATAAAATAATATCTGATGACCCAGATCCCTAAACAAAAAATTGCTAGATCACGCAAGTCTAAAGACTGGGCACAGGATTGTATCCGCGCGTTTATCAATCGCTCTTCCTTCAGTACTAGCACAAAACATACGCTACAAACGTATTACGAAGCTTACAATGGTAATCTACGAGAAGCCGACTATAACTATGTAACTAATCCTTATAATAGTGAAGCGTGGGCAAAGAAAAACTTTCCTGCGCGTCTGCGTAATTACAATATCTTAAAACCTATTGTAGATCTGCTGCTTGGAGAAAAAGCAAAACGCCCTCTTGCGTATCAAGTCGTGGTTCGTAATAGCGATATCGAATCCCGCTTTGATAAGTTTAGGCAGGGGGAATTTAAAAAGTATTTAGAACAAATTTTTGTAAATGCTGCAAATGAGGTAGGCATGCCGACAGGACAGGAGTCAGCAGAAATGCCTGCACCCGAGGAGTACATGGAAGAAGTATTTGCAAACTATAGAGATTCCCGCGCTATTATAGGTCAAGAGGTTTTAAACTACTTATTTGACTGGCTTGGTATGGAAGACCAGATTCAAAAAATGTTTTTTGATTGGCTTGTTGCTGGCGAGTGCTACTCTTACAAAGATGTTTGCATGAACGACGTTAGTTATGACGTTGTATCTCCTTTAGACATTGATTTTGAAAAAGGTCCAGATGTAGAATATATTGAAGATGCCGATTGGGTAGTTCGACGTCAGGTAATGAGTGTCAACCAAGTCGTTGATAGGTTTTACGATGTTTTAAGCCCAAAGGATATTGACCGCTTGGAAGCCCCTCATGGAAAATATCGAGATAGTTATGGCGGCGCCCAAAGTATGTTTATTAATAAACCTGAGGATGACGAGTCTGATCGTATGCTCGAAGTACTACATGTTTGCTGGAAGTCTTTTTCCCGTGTAGGTATTTTAAGCTATACAGATGACTTGGGGCAATCTCAAGAGATGGTTGTAGACGAGACTTACAAGAAATCAGAAAATGAGGAGATTAAATATTACTGGGTAAACGAGGTTTGGGAAGGTTACCAAATTGACAAAGACATTTATGTATCTCACCAACCACACCCGGTGCAGAGAAATGAAATGAATAATTTGTCGGTATGCAAGCTGCCTTATAATGGGAGAGTTTACAGTAACCGGCATAGCGATAACATAAGTGTTATTAGCATGGGACTGCCGTACCAAGTCTTGTACAACGTTTTTCACTACCGCCTAGAACTGTCTATTGCTAAAAACAAAGACAAGATTATGCTTATGGAGATGAACACAATCCCAAAGCGTCATGGCTGGGACGAAGAAAAGTTTATGTATTACGCAGATGCAATGGGGTACGCATTTATTGACTCTACTGCAGAAGGCAAGAACAACGAACGTGTAACATTTAATCAATACCAGGTACTTGACATGTCTTTGGGTCAGTACATCGCTGCACAGTTTCAGTTGTTACAGGCTATTAAGGCTGAGTGGGAGGAAAATATTGGAGTTTCACGTCAACGTAAGGGGCAAGTAAAAACCTCTGATGGGGTGGGGGCTACTGAACGCGCTGTTTTCCAGTCATCCGTTATTTCAGAAGAAATATTTAGACGTTTTGAAACTTTCTTGGAGCGGGAATATGCAGGACTTATAGACACTAGTAAGATTGCTTGGCGAGAGGGCAAGAAGATGTCCTATGTAACCAGCGATTTACGTACGGCCCTAGTTAGCATTGACCCCGAAGAGTACCAGGAGGCGGAATACGGAGTGTTTGTCAAAAACAACAGCCGCGAACAAGACAAGCTAAATCAAATTAAGTCTTTGACTATGGCATTTGCGCAAAATGGTCAGCAACCGTCTACGATTGCAGAGATTTTAGACAGCAATAACTTTAGCCAGATTAAAAAGTTGATGTCGGAAGTAGATCAAAAGCAAAAGGAAATGCAAGAGCAGGCTAGCCAAATGCAGCAGCAGCAGGTTCAAGGGCAAATGCAAGCACAAGCTCAAATGAAGCAGGAAGAGCAAGCATTCGAAGCTGATCAGAATGAAAAAGACCGTTTAGTAAAGCTTGAAATAAAGAAGATGGAAGTTGCTTCAAAACTTACTACTGACGCAGATGGAAACGGTCGTAGGGATGAAATTGACAAGGCTCGGTTAGATGTAGAAAAGGAAAAAATCAACCTGCAGAGGCAAAAAGGTTGATATTAATAAAACCAAAGAATATTAATTAGAATCCGTCATATAATTCGGTATATAAAATACTTTTGTAAAGATGAGTGAAGAAAAATCATTAGACCTGAGCCAAGTAAGCGTAGCAAACTTGCTCAACAACGAGGCCCCCACAGCTATCCCGGAGCCTGAAGTAGAAGAAGCCCCAGAAACTGTTGAAGAAGACCCTGCTGCTGAAGTGGCAGAAGAGGTTGTGGCTGAAGCAGAAGAAAGCTCTGTAGAAGAAGCAGAAACGCCTGATGCGGTAGAATCTGCTCAGGAAGAACCTGCAGATACTGAAGATGACCCAAGTGTTATAGAGGTATTGCGTTCTAAGATGGGATACGAAGTGGAAGGCGAGTTTGCAGAGGACTACGACGGTGTAGCAAAATTTGCTGGTGCTGTTGCAGAAGAAATTGCAAAAGAACAGCTGGACACAGTGTTTTCACAGTTCCCAGATGTAGAACAGTACTTACAGTATCGCTATAATGGTGGAGACCCTAAACAGTATTTTCAAGCCACAGCACCTGTAGTAGATTACAGTGCGGTAGAAATTACAGATGAAAACGTTTCTATTCAAAGAGCTGTTGTACAAGAGTTTTTGCAACGCTCTGGCTATACCGGAGAGGAGGTAACTGAAACTGTACAAGAGTACCTAGATGCGGGCATTCTACAGCGTCAGGCAAATAGAAGCTTGGGAAAGCTGCAGCAAATGCAGGAAAAGGAAGCTGTTGAAGTTGTTGCTAAACAAAAAGCAGAAGCTGAACAACATCGAGAGCAAGTTCAAAATCAATGGACCTCTATTAAAGGGACTATTGATAAAGGAAGTGTAAAAGGATTTGAAATTCCTACCTCTGATCGCAAGAAATTTTATTCTTGGATGAGTGAGGCTGTAGATAAACAAGGACGTACACAACGTCTTGTAGATAGAGAGCAAATGGACATGGAGACCCAAGTTGCTATGGAGTACTTGTTGTGGAAGAAATTCGACCTCAACAAGCTAGTATCCTCTACTAAGAATACTAAGAAGGCACAGAATCTTAAGCAAAAGTTGCAACAGAAACAACCCGCTTCACAGCGGATGAAAGGAGGTAAGTCTTCTTTCAAAGCACCAAAGAAATTACCCTCGTTGAAAGATCTTTTGTAACCCTTAATAATTAGTTTAAATCATGTCTGCTGACAACATTAAAAAGCTTCGTTTATACGAAGACACGTTCAACAGCTCCTCGATGACTGATGAGAATAGCCTTGCTGCTGCTCTCCTCACTCAACCCGACGTGCTGTCCCCTGTAATTACTCATCTCTCCGGCCAGGAAGACAAGCGATTCCCGCTTTCTTACTTGACTGAGGGCATGGGTGCAACTAAGTACATCAACGATATTGAGTACGATTACCCAGTGATGGGCCGTATGAACAAAGCGTTAGAATGCTTAGATCAAACTGGTACTGGTGCTAACCACACGCGTATTAAGTTAGTGTTTAACGAGCGATGGTTCGTTCGCCAATACATCCTTGAAGCTCCAGATGGAACTCAAGTACGTGTAATGGACGACCCTACTCCTGTAGCTAATGGCTATGAGTATAGCGTTCAACTCGTTGCATCTGATGGTGCTGGTGTAGGCGCAACTGCTTTTGAAAACAAGATGTTTGTTCAATTGTACGCTCCGGCTGCAATGAGCGGATCTCGTGGAAACGAAAGCCACTGGGTTGCTCCATCTAAAATGCGTAATCAAATCAGCTTGATTCGTAAGTCTTACGCATACGAAGGCAACATGCCTGACCGTGTAGTGAACTTCGAATTCAATGTTGGTGGACGCTCTACTAACCTTTGGTATGACTTTGAGGAGTACCAGCACATGTTGCGTTGGAAGGAAGAGACTGAATATGCATTGTGGTATAGCCAGTACAACCGTGACGCTAACGGACTCATCCACATGAAGGATGATAACGGTAAGCCGATCTCTCTTGGTTCTGGTGTATTCGAGCAGATTCCTAACGTGGATACTTACTCTGAGTTGACTACTGCTAAGATTAAGTCTGTTGTACGGGATGCTTTGTATGGAGCAACTGATGCACAGCAGATGAACATCGTATTGTTCACTGGTATTGGTGGAATGGAAGAGTTTGATAATGCTATGAAGTCTGAGATTACTGCAGGCTCTTACATTAAGAACACTGACCCAGCTAGCTTTATCAGCGGTTCTGGTAGCAACTTGCAGTTGGGTGGATACTTCACTTCATACCAGCACATCGATGGGCATACAATCACTGTTCGCCACTTGCCTCTGTTTGACCACGGAGCACGTGCTATGAATAGCGATCGTCACCCAGTGACTGGTCTTCCTTTGGAATCTTACCGCATGTGTTTCCTCGATATGAGCACATATGATGGTGAGGCTAATGTTCAGTACATTTCTCGTAAGGGACGTGAGTTGATGCGTTGGGCTGTTGCAGGTGCTTCTGTACCTCCAGGGTTCGGCGGAAACGCTCTCCGTGCTACTGACGTTGACGGTTCTTCTGTACACTTCATGAAGGAGTGTGGCATTGCGATCCGTCGTGCTACGAATTGCTTGCTCTTGGACTGCACCAAGTCGTAAGTGGTATTTTGGTTAGGATTGGGGGAGGTGTGTTGCCTCCCCCTTTTCTTTTTTAATTAGAAACTCAATAGATAAAATAGATATGTCTTCACACCTCATCACAATTAACCGTCGAGCTAACTCGACAAATCTGCCCAATGAAATTTATACCGAGTCCAAGCGTAAGATTGGCTCAGTATTTACCAGCGGCGGAGATATTATTAGAGGATTGACTTTTGCTGAGCAGAAGCAATACCTCCCTGAAATTTTAGGCCTTAGTCCGGCAGATCCAGAATTTAGCCGTAAGTGCCGAGAGTACTACCTGAATCTTACGGTAGATATTCCTATGGCGGGACTAGACCTTGAAGTAGGACTTGACGAAGAGGGCCACCCTCTTAATGTTCTAGACTTTATTAAATACAAGTTTGCTCTTGCTCACCCTTTTGTCGTGTCTGACGAAGAACAGGTAAACGGCAGCAAGCGTATTCAGTATTTTATTAGCGATGGTCGCAAGGAGTTAGAAGAAGCCAGCGCAAACTTAGTTATCCGCAAAGACGCGTATAAGGAGTTTATCAAGCTTACTGATAACGAAGACCGAATGAATATGGTTCTTCATGTGTACTCTTACAATCCTGGTAAAATGACCAAGGATGAGAAAGAATTGCAATTAGAAGAACTTCAAGAAGATAATCCTCTTTATTTTCTCGATATTTGCAAAGACAAGAATTTGGCACTTACAGCCCTCATCAACGAGGCTCTTAGTGCAGAGGCCCTTCGTAAAGTAGGCAACAGTATTCTAGACGGTGATGTCACCTTAGGAGATTCTATGGAAGCTGCTGTTATCTTCCTGAAGGATAAGAAAAATTCAAACGTTTTGACGGCAATTAAAGCCAAGCTAAAGGCTTTCGCATGACATGACTGTTCAAGAGATGCACTATGCTGTGGACCAGGGGTTACAAAAAGTAGCCTCTTCGGTTTATGATTACTTCTTACCTGAAGAGGTTGACTTCTGGTTAAACCGGGCGCAGGAAAGATATATTAAGCAGCGTCTCTACAAACAGACTGATCCGAAGAAAGTAGGCTTTGAAGGCAACGTAAAGCGTATGGACGACTTACGTATGCTTATTACAGTAGACTATGAAGATGGGGTAGTACCAAGTGCTGGTACTCCTGAGAACCCCATAGACTTTGTAAACTTTGACTTGCCAATCGACTATATGTTCCTCGTCAATGCTCGCGTGCAATTTCACGTGAACCATTGCGGGGAACAAGTCGATAATGCAGATCCCTTGGTTGTCAGAGACTTACGTATTGTAGAGCAGGATAAAGTCTATCAGCAGCTTCAAAATCCTTTTGGTAAAACCAAAGCAGAGGCACCTTTAGCAGTTGTCTTTGATGATAACGTTAGGGTCTTCCAAGAGCGAGAAAAGTTTATATTAAAAACACTGCGACTAGATTACTTGCGGGTACCTGTTGACATTACCCTGTCAACTAGCGTAGATTGCGAGCTAGCAGAGCACACGCACCACGAGATTGTAGATCTCACTGTGAAAAGCATCATCGAGGCCATAGAGTCGCCACGATACCAGACTACTTCTATCGAACAACAACAATCCGAGTAATGAATAATCTTATCTCTACGCTTGTAGTAGAAGCCCTTGATGGGGCTACCGCTCAAAGCGCTATCCATGCTACTTCAGTAGCGAACTCTGCTTCCACAGGAAAGCTTGCTATTCAAGTTGACGGTGCTTTTGCAGCTGGTAATGCTTCTGCAGCCGGTGCTAATGCTTTAATCAAGCTCAGTGCTGCTACTGTAATGTCTAACGGTACTACTTCAGTAGTTTCTTCTTCTGAGTTTAAGAAGGGCGACATCCTTTCTTCTAACTATTCTGCTGCTGTTGCTTCGGCTAAAGCTACTTCTAGCATTGACTTTAGCGCAGTATCTGCTGCAAATAAGTTGGGAGGACAGATTTTCGTACGCTTCGAGCGTAAGGATGGTAAAGGAATTAATGATTCTGAAACCTTTTCTGGCGAAACTGTAGCTCAAGTGGTTGCAGCTTTTGTAGCTCGAAAAGGTAACCGAACTACCGAGTTCGACAACTTGACGCTTACCGATGCAGGATCAGATGTCTTAAACATTGTTGTTACCGCACGAGATGCAGAGAGCGCTTTGCACATTAGTGCAAATGATGGTGCTGCGGTCACTCGTTCTTTCCCAGCAAATGATAAAGGTTCTTTGACTATTGCAAAAGGCTTAGAGAAGTCTGGTTTTATTTCTATGGGTGCATACAATCAGTATGGCTTTCCTATCGTAGTTCCAGAAAGCTCTACTGTAGCTGGTCAGGACTACGGAATCTACACTATCGAACTTCGCAAGAAAGTAGGAGGTCGTTTTGTATTTGAAACGATTAAAGTCTTGATTCAAGACGATGAGGCCAGCGTACAAAAGACTGTTACGTTTATTGAAAGCGTTCTCGGGTTGTCTGCTGCTGATTTGACTGTACCTGTTGTTGCTAGTACTGTTGTGTCAATGGTTACTGATGCTGGCGGTGCAACTGCTGCAGGAAGTACCTATAGCACAGCTGGTGAAAC